GATATAATGAACGAGGTGAAATGACATGGCAGCAGAATCAATAGGAGCACTATACTCCACAAAAATTCCAGGGTATGCAGACAATGCCGATATTCAGGCTGCGTTTAAGTTATATCATTATGGTTCAACAGATTACAATACATCAAATGCAAACACTGCAAATTTAGTAAATCCATCAATTGCCTATACTTTAAATGATATACAATCACAAATAACTGCACTTGATCCAACAGGTTCTGTTTCAAAATCTACTATTGATGCAAAAGGAGATTTACTTGTAGGATCTGCAAATGATGCCGTAGACAATCTTGCCGTTGGAAGTAATAACTATGTTTTAACGGCAGACTCAACTCAAACTCTTGGAATTAAATGGAGCGCACTACCAGCAGCAAGCACAGGTGGATCAGGAATTGTTCAGTTAAACGATGGATATGCTAGTACATCTACTTTGCTTGCACCAACAGCAAATGCACTAAAATCAGTATATGATCTTTCAGAAAGAAAAGCACTTACAATAAATACACAATCTGGAACAACTTACACATTAGTAGCAACAGACTCAGATAGTAAAATGGTTCAGTTTACTAGTTCTTCATCGGTTACAGTTACAGTTCCAGCATCAACCTTTACTGCAGGACAGCAAATAAATTTAACAAGATATGGTACTGGAAGCGTTACCGTACAAGGTGGAGCAGGAGTTACTATAAACTCAAGCCCAAGTTTAATCCTAAGAGCGCAATACTCTGCAGCAACAATAGTGTGTATTGATTCAACAACCTTTATCATGTATGGGGATTTAGCATATGCATAAAAATAATGATATAATCTACAATATAGAGGGAGTAAACTAATGCCAATTATAGGAATTACTGGTTCACAGAACACCAAGGGGTTTTTACAACCCCAAACACCAACAATTGGTACAGCCACAAACGTTGGTACTTCACGGCCTTATAATAATGGATCAGCAACAGTAGCATTTACAGCAGCAGCACAAGGTGCGCCAGCAACATCATTTACAGCAACATCGTCTCCAGGTGGGTTTACTGCAACAGGTGCATCATCTCCTTTAACAGTAACTGGACTTCAATCAAATACATCATATACTTTTGTAGTAAAAGCAACAAATGCTGCTGGAGATTCTGCAAATTCAAGTGCATCTAATAGTATTACTGCAACAACAGTTCCACAGGCTCCAACAATTGGTACTGCAACTAAGACTGGTTCAACAACAGCAACAGTTGCATACACAGCAGGTGCAACAGGTGGCGCAGCAGTATCTACATTTACTGCAACATCTACCCCAGGTTCAGTAACAGGAACAGGTTCTTCACCTATTACAGTTTCAGGATTAACTGGATCTACTTCTTATACATTTACAGTTACTGCAACAAATGCCAATGGAACTTCTACAGCATCTTCTGCATCTAACTCAATTACAACTGATGCTCCACCATATACACTTTCACAAACGTTTAATTCATCAGGAACATTTACAGTCCCTGCTGGAAAAACAAAGATTGCAGTATTAGCAGTATCTTCTGGAAATGCAGGTAGCGCTGGAGGAGGTAGTGAGAAGTTTGGTAATGTCTACAGCGTTCAGGGAGGTAATGGAGGAAATTCTGGAACAGGTTTTGCCTTTAAAGATTACACAACTACTGCTGGAACACAGTTTGCAGTTACAGTTGGAGGAACTTCAGCATTTGGTGCACTTGGTTCTGGTGGAACTACTAACGTTGCAGGAGGAGTTACACATGCTGGAAACTCAGGTGGCAATGGTGGCGGTGCTGGTTCGCCAAATTCATATCACGGAATAAATGGAGCACCTGGAAATAGTTATAGTGGATCACAAGGAACATTAAATTTAGGAAATGCTAACATTACTAACTTAACACTTGGTCGTGGTGGCGGAGGCGGTGGCGGAGGCGCACAGCCTGGAGCCAACGCAAATGGTGCTCCTGGATGGAACGTTGGTGGCGGTGGCGGAGGAACATTCGGCGGTGGTGGCGGTGGTACAGGAGGAGTTGGAACTACTCCATATGGAAATTATTGGTATATTGGTAACGGTGGCGATGGCCAAGCAGGAGAAACACCAGGCGGTGGCGGTGGCGGTGGCGGTGCTGGTGCAAGAGGATTTAACTATAGTGGTGGATGGGGTCCAACCACTGGAGGCAATGGCGGTAACGGAGCAGCGGGACAGGTGATTGTTTATGTCGCTTAATGAAGTAACATATGGATTTGTTGATGAAAACAATATTGTTATTAATCATGGTGTTTTTATAAAAGATGATTTAGAAACAGTAAATAGAGTAAAAACTGAATATGGGGCTCACGCTGCATATGAAGTTAAAGACTTATCAAAAGAAATATTATCAATAGGAGTAAATTATTGGAATGGATCAAGGTTTATTCATCCATGCCCTACAGCATTAGATGGTTTTATCTTTGATGACGAATCAAATTCTTGGATTTCTCCAATACCATATCCAGAAGATGAAAATTTATATGCTTGGGATAAAATAACAAAATCTTGGAAAACAGTTCAAGAATTAGGAATTGAAGTTCCACCACAAGATCAAACTGAAGCATTACCACCAGACCCAGTTTAATGATATAATAAATACTACAAGACTTGGGGTGTTTTATGAAAATAATATTTACAGATACTCTTGACGTGCATGAAGATTATGCACCAAAACCAGCAGATAGGTTTATTCCTAGTTGGTATAAAGATCTGGACTCCTATTTAAGCGGGAAAAAAGATACTCGTGGCAATGGAAAAACAAATGGAACAATTAAAAGATGTATGCCAGTATTTGACTCAATTACTGCAGGATATATAATACCAACATACGTTGATGTTTTTGTAAGGCAGGGAGAAAAAAATAATATTGTTTATGATGGACCAATTGATATTTCTGGAATTAACTCACAACCACAATATGAATCTCCAAGTCTTGAACCAATAGGTTTACACGCAATCGAGCAGGCACCAACTCACCCATATAGAGGAAATCATGTTTTATCTTATCCAAAATGGATTAACCCATGGGCAATAAAAACTCCACCAGGATATTCAACTCTTTTTATTCAGCCAATGCATAGAGATTCATTATTTACAATTTTACCTGGTATTGTTGATACAGATAGGTATACTGCTCCAGTTAATTTCCCTTTTGTTTTAAACAAAGCAGATAGTTTTCAAGGTGTTATTCCAGCAGGAACGCCAATAGCACAAGCAATTCCATTTAAGAGAGACTCCTGGGAAATGGAGTTTGGAACAATTGAAGATTTTAATCAAAGTGGAAAAGATTTAAAAAAAATATTTGCAAAAGTTTTTGACGGATATAAAACAGACTTTAGGCAAAAAAAAGAATATAAATAAAAATACCCCCAAGGACAAAATCCAAGGGGGTTATTTTTTATATAAAATTATTTAGGAAATTTATTCATCCACATTCTAGTTTTAGGTGTTATGCCTTTCCAAGAAGACCAATCTTCTCCACCCCTAGACATGTAGTATGCAATCTCAGCATTTTTTACTGGATTAAACAATTCAGCGTTAGAGTCAAGATCAAACTTATTTCTTCTATCTGGACCCAAGTTGTCAATCATATTAATTTGAAACATCCCATAGGATGAGTCCCCTGTCTTATGGTTTCCGTTAAATGCTAAAGGACGACCATTAGATTCTTTCTTGGCAATAGCCCAAGCCACTACTAAATCATTACCTCTAAACCCAACAAGGTAAAGAAGGTCTTTTAGTTCAACATCTGTAAGATGTGTTTTGTTTTCATAACTTTCTAACATTTTTGCTTTAGAAACAACAAAAGCCACCTTGTGGGTGGCAGCAGGGTTTTCAGCCTGTTTAATTAATAAGTTGTTTTCCGTATTTGATGCATTGGCAAAGTTGCTAAAAGGTGCAACAACTCCAACCAATGCTAGGATTCCAATCCAAGCCTTTTTATCTCTTCTCATAATAAAAACCTCCTAGAGACTAAAAATGCTACTTGTTAGTAGCATGTATTAATTATAACACGAATTTGGCTTCAAAGTCAAACTTTAGGTAACATTTCTATAACTTTTTAATTTTTTGTGCGGGAAGTGGTATAATAATAAGTACTATGGCTACTGGTGCAACTACTAATTATGATCTTCCTTATCCCGTTTTAAGCGACCCTGTAAATGTTCATGAGGATATTCAATCACTTGCAGAACGATTAGAAGATATTTTATCCAACGTTGGTACGCCATTTATTTCTTTAGAAGTTAAAAATACAACAGGTGCATCAATTGCAAAAGGAACCCCAGTATATATTTCAGGGTATTCAACAAAACCATTAATTGCAAAATCTGACTCAGATGATTTAACAACTTTTCCAGTAGTTGGAATAACACAGGCAGCAATTTCAAATGGAGCAGACGGTGTTATCATTGTCTCTGGAGTATTTGAAGGAATTAATACTTCTTCATATACCGCTGGAGAAATATTATATGTTGCAAATGGTGGAGGACTTACAGATACGATTCCTGCAGGTGGATCAGGTGCTGTAGCCGTAGTTGCTAAGTCAAATGCCTCAACTGGAATTATTATTGTTGGACAGCCGAAAGGCAATGGAACTTGGGGATCAATGAAAGCAGGGTTAGCATAATGGCAGTTTATAGAGGTCAAGGCGCATCTACATACGATATTGGTGAAGCACCACCATTTGTTAATTGGACTATCGTAAAAGGAGATACAGCATCCTTTATGGTGTATCTAACAGATGATGCAAGACAACCTTTGACTATTTCTGATTGGACAATAGAGGCAGAGTTTAAGAGACCAACTACAATAGTTGATCCTCAAATAATTACTGATACTGCAACACTAATTTTTACAATTAATCCAGCACAAGATGAAGATGATGAAGATGGAGAGTTTAAGGTCAACCTAACAGCAGCACAAACTGCACAGTTAAGAACAAATGATATTTTTGATATTGAACTACGTCTTCCACAGGATACACTCGTATGGACAGTGGCTCAAGGCAAGATTACTTTACTTGAGGATGTTACAAACTAGTGGCAACTGTTACTATAAATAATAACAATCCTATTACTACAAAGATTATTGAAAGAGTTTCTTTTCCAAAAGCAGAGATTGTTGATTTAAACCGTGGTATAAGAATAAATTCAGTACTACCATTTAGAGTAAGATTCACAGCAATACAAATACCAAGTGCTATTGGAAACGTACCAGCCATTCCGCTACAGGTTATTGGTTTCTCTAACTATATACTTTGAAATATGTGATATAATTCAGGCATGGCGAAAATATCAATTGCAAGTGTAAAGGCCCTGTTTCAGACAGGTGATAGACCAACCGAAGCAAACTATGTTGATTTAATTGATACCTTATCAGCACAGGCAACAGACTTGGGCTCTGCAGGTAACAATGAAGTAACAATCACTGGCATTGAAAACAGCACAATCTTTGATAATTTTACTGCCTCAGAGTGGAGATCCGTTAAATACGTGGTCTCATTAAAAAAGAGTACTGGAAACAGATACTATACAACAGAGTTAACCATAGTTCCTGACAATACAGATGTAAATGTTAGCGAATATGGAACAGTAGACAATGATGGGAATATTGGCACCGTTAGCGTCTCTAGGGCAGGAGATACAGTTTCACTAACTGTAGTTCCAGTGGTGGGTCAGACCCCGATTACCTTACGCTACATGCGTACTGGTTTGAAGGCTTAACCAAGGAGATAAAAAATGGCAACAGTAACAAAAGATTTTAGAGTAAAGGCTGGATTAGTAGTTGAGGGCGCAACCGCAACCGTTGAAGGCCACGATATTCTTACAAAGAAAATTGCAGACGCAAAAGGTGACTTACTAGTTGGTACTGCAGACAATGCAATATCCAAGTTAACAGTTGGACAAAATAGTTATATTTTAACAGCAGACTCAAACGAAGCAACAGGTGTTAAGTGGGCAGCCCCACAAGCAGTTGGTTCATTTGAATCAAGCATTGTTTTTGAAGGTTCTACAGCAAATGACTTTGAAACAACAATTGCAGTAACAGACCCAACAGCAGACCGTACAATCACATTTCCAGATGCAACTGGTACAGTAGCACTTACTTCAGATGTTACAACACATGCAAACCTTACTGAAGCACATGGTGCTACAGGTGCTGTAGTTGGTACAACTAACACACAAACACTAACTAACAAAACTTTAACATCACCAAAGATTAATGAAGATGTTGCGCTTACTGCAACTGCTACAGAACTTAACTTAATAGATGGTTCAGTAGCGGGAACTGTTGTAAATAGCAAAGCAGTAGTTTATGGTTCAGCAGGAGAAGTAAATGCTACAACATTACAAATTGCTGGTACATCAATTACGGCAACTGCTGCAGAACTTAACTATGTTGACGGTGTAACTTCAGCAATCCAAACTCAATTAGATAACAAGGCTTCATCTTCAGACCTTACAACTCACGGCAACCTTACAGAAGCACACGGTGCAACTGGTGCAGTAGTTGGAACAACAAATACACAGACTCTTACAAATAAGACACTTACAAGCCCAGTAGTTTCAGGACTTGCACTTTCAGATTCAAGCGTTGTTTTTGAAGGATCTTCAGCAGATGACAATGAAACTACACTTACAGTAACAAACCCTACAGCAGATCGCACAATCACTTTGCCAGATGCTACAGGTACTGTTGCTCTTACAAACAACAAGTTGGATGTATTTGCAGCAACTTCTTCTGCAGAACTTCGTACAGTAATCTCTGATGAGACTGGTACTGGAGCACTTGTTTTTGCTGATACCCCAACACTTGTAACACCAAACATTGGTGCAGCAACTGGTACATCTTTGGTTCTTTCAGGGGACCTAACAGTTAATGGTACAACAACTACAATTAACTCAACAGAAATCACAGTTGATGACAAGAACCTTACACTTGGTTCAGTAGCAACTCCAACAGATGCAGGCGCAGATGGTGGTGGTCTTACTCTTAAGGGAACTACAGACAAGACTTTCTCATGGATTGATTCAACTGATTCATGGACATCTTCTGAGCACCTAGACTTGGCAACAGGCAAGGTACTAAAGATTAATGGAACTGAGGTTCTATCAGCAACACAGTACACTGGAAATGCTGCAACAGTAACAAATGGTGTATATACATCAAGTAAGATTTCAGCACTTGCTGCAACAACATCTTCAGAATTAGCAGGAGTTCTTACAGATGAGACAGGAACTGGAGTTGTAGTATATTCTAATACACCAACTCTTGTTACTCCAGTACTTGGTGAAGCAACTGCTACAAGCATTGCTCTTTCAGATGCCCTCATTGGTTCTGCTCTAGCAACAGCATCAACTTCAGCAACAACAATT